GCCTCATAACTTCCCTCGGCTTCGGCTGGGGGATTTTTTTTATGCAATCCTGTGCTATGATGTAGAAAAGGAAGTTAGCATGATGAGCATCGTAAGGTTCCCAAGTGATGACGCTGAGATGGATACCGAAGAAATAGATAAGGTATTCGACTTTATCGATGAGCGTATTGCTGATGATGCTGAGACGCGAGATGTGCTTATGGCAATGCTGGTGGTGATTAAGATGATTACCTCAGACAATGGACTGATAGAAGAAATACACTGAGCTTTTACCACGTAGGGGGGTGAGCTTTTCCACTACAGGGGGTATCCCATGCGAATAAATATAAAATCAAATGCACCACAGTTGCAGAGCAGAATTGATGATCTGGTGAAGAAGCAGATGCCATTTGCGCTATCGCTGGCGCTAAACAACTCGATACAGCGCGTTAGGGATGAAACGCTGCGCCATGCATATAACAGGGCCTTCCAGCCGCGTAACAAAGCATTCTTCAAGCAAGTACATCAAATAAGGAACAGCGCTGTCGGACATGTGCGCAAGACCGGCATGGCCATTGCGTCAATCCAGCAAAGCTCGCTACCCGCACCTGCAGGCACAAGGAAGAAAAGCACTACGCGAGCGGCTTATACTGACTTTATGGTGAAGCATGTTAGGGGCGGCATGAAGACGCCAGAGGGCGCAAGAAATATTGCGATACCGATTGAGAAGAATGTTACTAGGCGTAAGGGCGGCGCTAAAGCTGGTGCCGTGAATAAATCACTAAGACCAAAGACTGTAATGGGAACGGACAAGGGTTTTATCTTTGAGAGCAATGGGAAGAAATACCTTGGGCGGCGCAAGGGGCGTGACGGTAAGGACGTTCAAGTGCTTTACAGCCTGCGCAAGACAGCCAACATTAAGCGCGCATATGATCCGCAGCGAATAGTTAAACGCGGTATGCGCCAGTTCTTTACGCCAATGTATAAGCGAGCTTGGATCAAGGCGCTAAAGACAGCGAAGCTGCGGTGAGCTTTTCCACTACAGGGGGTTGAGCTTTTCCACTACAGGGGGTTGAGCTTTTCCATCACAGGGGGTTGAGCTTTTCCATCACAGGTGGTTGAGCTTTTCCACTACAGGGGGTTGAGCTTTTACATCACAGGGGTTCTGGCGCGTCTGGTTGTTGCGCGGCGCGGTTTTTGCGTTATTTCAAGCCCTTTGTTTTTATTAAACTTTTTGCTTGCAATGATATCATTCTGCTATATTCTATCGATGCGCGGCGCGGTTGCTGCGACATAGAAAGGTAGTAGAATGAAAAACTTTATTTATGATTTACTTGGCGCAATCACTCTTTTTGCTTGGTTGTTTACGGCGCTTTATTGGTTCGGGGGGTAGGCAATGCAAAAAAAGATAGTAATAACAAAGCCGCAAAACTTCGCAGAATATGACGCGGAAATACGCGTTTTGTGGAATGTAAACATAAGCGGCCAAAAACCGGAAATTCGGCAAATTGGTTTTATTCCATTCTATCGCCGGTATGAAAAAGACTGGATTGAATTTGCTTGCGAAGTTCACAAAACGGTAAAATCAATAAGCGAAGTTTACGAAAACTGGCCAGATGGTGAAATCTCAATTCAATGCAATTTCCTATGGGAAAGCGTAAACTTTTAAAGGGGCGCTAAAATGTATGATCGAAACAAGGAAACAATGCTTTTTCAAGCCGGATCAATCACCGGCGCGGCTGGAATGGTGCGCGGCTTTATTGAAGCGGATAATTTGCAAGCCGCAAAAGACAGCTTGCGCGATATTGAAAGCATTGCCGCGAAACTAAAAGCAAACATTGACAAATTGGAGGGATAATAAATGCCTATTACAGTAATTGAACCATATGCAAAAACCATTGAAGCAATCGAAAGCGCGGGTTTGCGCGTGTTTCGCTTGGAGTGTTACCGCTTAGGAAAGCAAAACGCGCAACAAAATTTGCTTGGCAAAACCCATTATGTTGATGATGGAACTCTGCGGTTTCATCATGCCCGCATTCTTGACGCCCGCGCAATTTGTGACGGCCTATTCTTTAAGATAATAGAAAGCGTTTCTTTAGATATGCGCAATACGCGGCGCGGCTTTCGCGTAGTGGTGTTTGATTTGTTCGGCGCGGTAGTAGAGCGGGCAAGCTTGGATGATTGTTTCAAAAGCCGCCAGCAAGCGGAAAAGCATTTTTACTTTCCCATTGATCCGCAAGAATACTATGCGCAACGCTTGCGCGAATTGGGGCAAATTGAAATCAGACAAGCAAAGCGCAAGCTTGAAGCCGCGCAAGCGTTGGAGGGTTAAACAATGCAAAATCAAATTGAAACCGGAATACCGTTTTGCGGCTTTTACTGCTCAATATATGACAGCGAATTTGATAGGGCGGGGCAAGACTTGGCTGAACATCTGTCGGATGAAATAGGCGCAAGCGCTGAGGCGATTGCAGATGAGCTATGGTCTATCGCTCAATGGGATAGCGCCCGTGATGAGGTAAGCCGCTTACATATTGAAGTATTTTTGGAAAAGTTCAGCGATTTGATCGGGGTTGATATTCTAACCGGTCATAAGTTCGCGGCGCTTCAAAGCCCAAAATACTATAACTTTTCCACAGACAGGATATTTGCCCGCATTGATTTTGACGCCGTGCAACAAATATTTGACGCCGTGCAACATGCAACGCTTGAAGCCGTTATTAAGTCGCGTTTCACGTCATACGATGGATTTATAAGCCACTATTCAAATCAACTTGACGCATGGCTTAATAAGCCGCTTGCTGAATGGGATTGCAATGAAATTGAAACCCTATTGCAAGCCGCCATTATTGACGCGCTAGGCGGCGCTAAAATTGACGTGCATGATTTGCGCGAATTTATGGGTGAAGTTGAGATGGAAGTAATAGACTACGGCGCGGGCAATGGTATTTTTGAGCCTGATTTTGAGGAAAGCAAGCTTTTGCAGCGCTTGCAAAGCGAGGACGCATGAACGCAACTCATTACTTCCATAAAATCACAATAGACGGCCGCGCTTCAAAGTTCAGCGCTTGGTTTAACGGTGATCCGCTGTCGCGCTATCCCTCGCTTGTTTGCTTAGTTGATTGCGAGCGTATTGACGCTATCGGTCGGTCTTTTCCTTGCACTGATAGGGAAAAGCAAATCCTGCAAAACGGCGCTTGGAGCGCCAAGCAGTGGGGCACCTATGGAAAAAATATTTAACGCCATTGTGCTCGCGTTTATGGCTATACTAGGCTTAATATTAGAATTTATAGAAGGCGCTTCTTAGCGCCTTTTTTCTTTGCTAGCTTGCGCCGCGCTATTTTGCGCGGTTTTTTTATGCGCTACGCAATGCGCCGCGGTACTATTTTATATCTATTGATTGATATTTTTGCCGCATAGCAGCGCTTTGCTTGCGAGCTATACCTATACACCAGAAAAACATATGCGATTGTGCGGCCTTTAAAGCAGGCCCTTTTTAGCGCCGTATAGAGCCGTTATTATTTTTGATAGGCGTTGCCCTATAAAATACGCCCTTCAGCGCTCTACGCGGCTTACAGGGCGGCGCAAAAGGTACTGTGGCAGCAATCAGCCTGCGGGTACGCGTGAGGCACGTTTGTTTTCTAGTGGTAGGGGTCTTATAAGGGGGGAGACACTAAATATAGCATTGTGCAATCCCAGCATATAGCTATATGATAGCATGTAAAAAAATGGTGAGACATGGCATCACAAAGTGAAATAGCGGCAAAGCTTGGCGTAAATGTAAGCACGTTTAAAGATTTTGTTGCGCGTGGTATCATCGAGGAGCGCGAGCGTGGGCAATATACCTATGAGGAATGCTCCAAGCAGTATCTTGACCATCTGCGTGAGATTGCGGCTGGGCGTTACAGCGAAGATGGTCTTGACCTATCTGCTGAACGTGCAAGGCTAGCCAAGGAGCAGGCTGACGCAAAGGAGATGGAGAATGCGATTGGCCGTGGCGAGCTAGTTAAGATAGATGACATCGTGAAGCAGTTCGAGGATCAGTTGCTTAAATCGAAGGTCAAGCTTCTGGCGGTTCCTACTAAGGTTGCTGCTGAAGTAAACGCAGCTAAGGATGTTAAAGAATGCAAAGCTATAATCGAAGAAGCAGTCAAAGAGGCATTGAGTGAACTGGTCGGATACCGTCAGGAAGCGCCAAGCGAAGAAGCTTGAGCATCGTTTAACTGAGGCGATGCGGCGAGCATTAAAGCCGCCACCAAAGTTGACTGTATCGGAATGGGCTGACCAGTTTCGCCAGCTATCAAGCGAGAGTTCAGCGGAGGCGGGCAAGTGGTCAACCTCACGCGCAGAATATCAGCGTGGCATGATGGACGCTATTTCTGATCCGAATATTGAGAGCATCGTGCTGATGACTGCTGCGCAGATTGGCAAGACTGAGCTAATCAATAACGTGGTTGGCTTTCACATTCACCAAGATCCAGCGCCTATGCTGGTTGTGCAGCCCACGTTAGATATGGCGCAGACTTGGAGCAAGGATAGGCTTGCTCCTGCGATACGCGATACGCCTGTCTTGCTGGATAAGATTGGTGATCCTAGATCGCGTGATAGTGGCAACACAACTTTGCACAAAGTCTTTGCGGGCGGCCACGTTACGGCATGTGGCGCTAACTCGCCTAGCTCATTGGCGTCACGTCCATGCCGCATTATTCTGTGCGATGAGGTTGATCGTTATCCAATCTCTGCTGGCACAGAAGGTGATCCCGTATCATTGGCGAAGAAGCGTTCCGCTACATTCTGGAACCGCAAGATAATCTTGGTCAGCACTCCTACTGAAAAGGGTGCATCTCGCATTGAGCAAGCGTATGAAGAAAGCGATAAGCGCAAGTTTTTCGTTAGCTGCCCGCACTGCGATGGCGAGCAGACGCTTCAATGGGCGAATGTTAAGTTCAGCAACAATGATCCGAATACTGCCGAATATAGCTGCGAGCATTGCGGGTCTTGCTGGGATGATGCTGATCGATTTCGCGCTATTCGATATGGGTCTTGGCAGAAGACAGATACCGGCGATGGCAAGACTGCTGGCTTTCACCTATCAGCATTGTATTCGCCTTGGACGCGACTTGATGAGATTGTTGGTGAATTTATTGCAGCCAAGCGTGATCCTATGCGGCTCAGGACGTGGGTAAACACGACTTTGGGCGAGACGTGGGAAGAGCAAGGCGAGATGCTTGACGAATATGATCTGATTGATCGGGCAGAGGATTGGGGTGATGAGCTACCCGAAGGCGTCCTGATGCTGACTGCTGGGGTGGATGTTCAAGATGATCGACTGGAATATGAGATAGTCGGCTGGGGTCGTGGAGAAGAGAGTTGGTCAATCGACTACAACATCTTATATGGTGATCCATCATCAGCAGAATTATGGATTGATCTGGATAGGGCTTTGCAGCGTACATACACACATCCTCTTTCTGGTGACATGGCGCTCAGATCGGCCTGCATTGATAGTGGCGGTCATTACACGCAGCAAGTTTACAATTATGCGCGAAACCGTGCGGGCAGGCGGGTTTTCGCTATCAAGGGGATTGGCGGTGAAGGCAAGCCTGTGATCGGCAGGCCAAGCAAGAATAATATCGGCAAAATCAACCTATTTCCTGTGGGAGTAGATACAGCGAAAGAATTAGTGTATGCTCGCCTAAAGATGACTGAAGAGGGCGCGGGATATTGTCACTTCCCGATTGGACGAAACGAGGAATACTTTAGGATGCTTACCGCAGAAAAAAGGGTGGTTAAGTATTTTAAGGGGCGTCCGAAGCGTGAATGGGTGAAGATTAGGCAGCGCAACGAAGCGCTTGACTGTCGGGTTTATGCTACCGCTGCTTTAGCCGTTTTAAATATAAACATGGACGCAGTTGCAAAACAGGCCCAAAATAAGGTACAATCGGACAAACCTCAGCAAGTCAGGCGTCCAGCTATTCCGCGCCGCAATTCGTTCGTTCACGGTTATAGGTGATAGATGGCCAATTTATTCGACGCAGCAAACGCACCGACAACAGAGCCAACTGACTTTGTGGTTGGTGATTTCGTACAATGGAAGCGCACAGACCTAAGTGACGATTATCCGAATACTGCCTACACGCTGACATATGTATCACGGGATGCGGGCGGCGGCTCGCATGAATTTTCCGTAGTTGGAACATCAAGTGGTGATGATTATTTATTCACCATTCTGGGATCTGCCTCATCTGGCTTTAGCGCCGGTCATCACAAATGGCAGCTTGAGGTTGTACGCAACAGCGATAGTGAGCGCATCGTACATGAGACGGGCCATTGGGATATTCATGTTGACATGGATGTTAATGGCGTTGATCCCCGCTCATTTGCTCAAACGATGGTTGATAAGATAGAAACTATCCTGAAGGGTAAGGCTGATAGTGATGTTGGCAGCTATTCTATTGCTGGTCGGTCATTAACCAAGATGACCTTTGCTGAATTGGAAGAGGCAAGAGACAAGTATATGGCCATCTACAAGCGCGAGCAGTCTGACGAGGCTGTCAAGAAGGGTAGGCCAAGCCCTAACACGATTAAAGTGAGGTTTAGCTGATGGGTGTACTTGATCTCTTCAAGCGGTCTAAGAAGAAGCCGCAGCGCCGTAATTATCAAGCAGCCGCCAAGGGGCGGCTTTTCGCTGACTTTCATGGATCGAACCGAAGCGCTGATAGTGAAATACGCTGGGCTTTGCGTGATTTGCGCAACCGCAGTCGTGATTTAGAGCGAAATAACGAGTATTTTCGGCGCTATTTGCAGCTTTTGCGGGTAAATGTTGTCGGAGAGAACGGGTTTAACCTACAAATCAGGGGCAGAAACCCAGATAATTCGCTAGATCGCGCTGGAAATAACATAATTGAGGGCGCTTGGCGTGATTTCTCACGTTTCGGCGGGCCAACCATCGATGGCGGGCTTTCAATGGTGGATTTGTGCAATCACATCATATCTGGCGTTGCGCGTGACGGTGAGGTGTTCCTGAAGATCGTTAAGGGCAATTATTTGCGCTACGGCATAGGTTTGCAGCTTATTGAGCCTGATTTGGTGGACGAAGAGAAGAATGAGCTTGCGGCAAACGGCAATCAGGTGCGTATGGGCGTTGAGCTTGATAGCAAAACCAAGCGTCCGATTGCGTATTATGTTCTAAATTACCATAAGGGCGACTATGACTACATGACGCCAGCCGCAGAGCGCAAATATACACGTGTTTCTGCGGATGAGATGATGCACATCTACCGCCCAGAACGCGCAGATCAGACTAGGGGAGTTCCTTGGTCTGTTGCTGCGATTGCGTCATTGAAGATGTTGCATGGCTACCGTGAGGCTGAGTTGATTGCGGCTAGAACTGGTGCCGCAAAGATGGGCTTCTTCACCAGTCCTGCCGGTGATGGCTTTACGGCTGATGGGTTTGACGATGAGGGGCAGACCGTTCCAATCTATGACGCTGAAGCTGGTACATTCCATCAATTACCTGCTGGCGTTGACTTCACTCCATTTGATCCAACGCACCCAACATCTGCGTTTGCTGACTTTGAGAAGGCAGTTCTGCGCGGCATAGCTGGTGGCTTGGGCGTAAGCTATACATCATTAGCCAACGATCTTGAGGGAACAAGTTATTCGTCCATACGTCAGGGCGCACTGGAAGAGCGTGATTTCTACCGCACGTTGCA